TTCTTTCTCGTTTCGCTTAAAAACTACCAATGGAACTCTGCCCCATGTGTAATTTTCTGCGCCCGGATTGTTCAAATCTCCTGTTTCCATTGTAATATACGGGCTGTCTCCGCGTTCTACGTCCGGCACTAGCTTTCCCCCATCCAAAACATAACGCTTTACGCCATCTTCTCCGTAAACCTCAAAAAGATGGAATGTTTTTCTCTCACTTCCATCGTAACCCTCTACATCGTACAATCTTCCGAATGATTGAAGCATTGTTCGCTCTTCGTCTGTGTACTGCGGTATAATTTCCCAACTTCTGAAATGTTTCCAACACAATTTACCGTTTGCGTCGTAGTACGGGTATAAATAACCAACTCCGGCGTTTATACATTCACGGGCTACTCTATTGAGCTTTCTGTGCATACCCTTAGTGAAATACTCTTGCTTTAATGTCGCTCCTGTTTGCTCGTTTTCGGTAGTAATGGTTAGTGGTTTCGCAATAATATAATTTTTCTTTTCGTCTACGCATTTCGCGTATTGGTTATCTACAATGTGGTTGTCTGGCATATTCTCGGCCTTTTCTTTCTGTCCGTCTTTGCCTATAACCGTTCTCGTAGTAAACAATATATCATGGTCGCCGTTGTAGTAATTCTCGGCCACTAACATATCTTTTCTTACAGGGGATGCGAGCCATTCCTGTATTTCGCGCTCCCAAAACTCCGTATCTGTCAAAGCCTTTGACGCTCCGGCATTTACGATGTTGTTAATTCTTTGTGTCTCTGTGAAAATAGGTAACAATACGCTCTCACCCCTTTCTACTCAAATGAAAAACTCGAACCTTTCACTTTGTCCATGACCGCATATCTCAAGGCGTCCATGCTATGTGAAAAGGTATGGTCTGGTCTATTGATTGTCTTACCGCTCTTGTCAGTTTCCCACGAATAATTGTTTATTTCTCTCAATACATTAATGCAACTTGGTTTTACAATGATTTTGTACTGTTGTAGCAACTGAATACCAAAAAGCACTGAATCTCTACCCTTTCTTGCGGGCTTTGCTTTGTACAAGCCGTAGTTTCTCAATTCCTGTATGGACTTAGGCTCTGCGCTATCAAATATTATGTATTGATTCGCATAACCCATTTCCCAAATTGCGTTGTATATATCCTCGTTTGTGACATTTTCTTTGTACCACTCGTCGAACACGAAAATTTCTTTGTTTTCATCGTCAATCATGCACGCAACAAATGCCGTCGGGTCAGTCCAACCAAGGTCGCACCCAAATGCAGCCTTTATGTTCTTTTTCTTTCTAATGTCATCAATCTTGAAGTCGCGTTCCTCAAAGTTTTCAAAAATCAAGCCCTCTGACACACCCCATTCGCCCAATCCGGCAATGCGATAACGTCTAGGGTTTTGTTTTTTCATGTTTTCAAACACTTTTCTATCCGCATCATCTAGCCACTCATTGCACATATAGTTAGTTGTGATAGCTAACACATCTTCGTGCGGCTCGTCAAAAAATCGCTTTTTCAACCATGATTTATCCGACCACGGGTTAAACGTACATACAATCTGTTTGAAAAGTCCCTCGGCAATCTCTCCACGAATACACTCGTCCAACATTTGAAACGACGCTTCGTCAGATATTTCATAGCACTCCTCGCACCATAAAAAATTCAAACTTCCTGTTGGAACTGTGATAGAGTTAATCTTTTGCGCATCATCAAGCCCACGGAATAACACTTTCTGCCCGGTTGGTTTATAAGTTATTTCCAATGGGCTTTCCTTGAAACTCCAATAGTCTTGAACTCCAATTCTATTAACTGCCCATTTGATGTCGCTGTAGCATGAATCATGTAGCGTACTAAATACTTTTCTGACGCACAATAAATTAGAGGTGGGATATTGCATAAGCAACACAACCCATCTCAACGCTGTTGTTTTCGACTTTTTACTTGCACGCGAACCCTTTACGACTAAATATCTTTTACGACATTTCCAAAACTCGTCGTAGCCGCCGCCGATAAGTTGCCTAACCGAAATTTCTTTCGCCTGTGGCTGTTGCATATGCTTCACCCCCTTTATTCAACGTATTCCCAATGGAATCCGCCTGTTGTTTTATTCCTGTCTCTACACGCTTTTGACAATGTATCGGTCTAAACTTCTCACTCTGCCCTCATTGCTAACTTGGTATAAACCCTCGAATCCTTTAATATCTCGCCATTCTTCCATTTTTCACTCCTTATCTTTAGTGAAACGGAAGTGGCCGGAACATACCCGGCCATGCGTAGCTTCCGATGTTTTGGCATTTCGCCAATAAAAAAGAGAAGTGGTCGGTAATTATCCGACAAACTTCTCAAAAAGTGGAATTACCACCATACACGGGTTTTCATGTGCTATAACTCCGAAAAGTTACACCGCTATTAACGCCGTCTGTAGGAATCGAACCTACGACTTCGTGCCATATCCGGCTAATTGTTCTCCCATTGAACTAAGACGGCAAAAACGCGCCAGTTTTAATAGGCGCGCTCATGATGGTTGTTTTGCCGGGTATACGACTGTACCCGTCCAGTAGGTACACCTTGAATTTCACACAAGAAAGGTGAAGTACGATTGGTTGCCGCCTGTAACGGCCGTTTTCACTGGTTGGTTTTCACATGATTAGGAGGTATATAAAACAAACTTATGGTATGTTAAATATCGTCTTTAATAATAATCGGGATAACCGTAGCGTTAATGTCACGGTTATACATACCGCGAATCTTTGCGAGATTTACCGCAGCATCTAGCCGCTCTTTCCCATTCGGTTTACGTGTTTCAATAACGGTCTCCTGTACTCCTCCGCCCTTAAACTGATTTAAAAGCTCTTGTGTGTCTTTCTCGCCACGCATAACGCTTGTGAAGTACTCCTGTATTTCCTTGTCGTCAGCAATTCCTTGACCCTCTGACAACTTCGCCATGCGCTGCAAATAAGATTGTACAGGTGGCCTGTTGTAAATTTCGTTACGTTTCTTCTCTGCCGTGCTCTTTGAAAATCCGCAAGCCATCATTGCTTCTGTCGTGCTTCCGCTTTTCAAATATGCGTCACAAAAGGTCTGCTCTCTAGCTGTCAGACCGTTAATATTTCTCTCTTTAGTTTCTCTTGGAATAGCCTTTCTTGCCATTGAGCTGCACCCCTTTCTATTTTTGGCATAAAAAAATACCAACCGCCATTTCTTGTAGTTGGTATTTCAATCACAATTTCATCATGGATATTTTATTACTAAAAAAATAAATCTTCAAGAAACGTATTTCTAAACGCATTTCTAAAACCCCCTAATAGGATTTTGGCGCCGCCAAATTTTTCAAGGCCTATTTTATCAAAAAGTCGAACCGCAGCCGAGCAATCTTTCTCTTTACTTTGCGTAAGCAAAAATTTTGAGCGATTTTTGGCACTTTTCAAAAATTCGTGCTAGAAATACGTGTCTATGTAGTTGCTTAGTGCCCTTGTCATAAGTTCATTCGCACTCATACCCTTTTCTTTGGCAATCTCGTTGAGCCGCTTTAGTTGTTCATCTTCCAGACCGACTATTTCAGTTCCGCCGCCTTTCCGGTCTACTTGAAACTCTATTACCTTTTTCGCCATTTCTGAAACGCTTATGTTCTGTTTGTCAGCTTGCTTTTTCAAAAAGTCGTAGTAGTACCAATCTAGCAGCGTACTTATCTGTTTTCGCCGTCCTGTTTTCTTAGGCCGTGCCATCTTCTATACCACCTCTCAAAAATTCATTATAGCCACATTATACATTTCCTGTACAAAAAACTCAATATCGTGTACATAAAATATTTCGCCCCCTATTTGGATTTCGCTACGCCAAAATTTTCGCCCCCTATTTAGGGTGGCTATTCTGTATTGTGAGTGGGGTGTATGCGGGAACGGCAGCCCTCACCGGGACAGGGGGTGCATGCATTGTGGTATCGTTGCGTGCCACATCAATGGGGACGTTTTGAGAATATATGTCAAAGTGCACAAAAGCCCGTAAATATAGGATTTCCAAGTGCTTTATTCGTCGTTGTTCATTGCAGCCGTATTGCATGGTATAGTAAACTGGCATGGTCGAAAAGGTCGTTTTCTCCCTATACGATAAGGCCACTCTACAGAGCCACAACGAGCACATTCCACACGCCCAAAACTCGCATCATCCATTCATACACAAGTGAAAACCATTCCATAGTTCTATACTCCCCCGCTCCGCTCTGGTGTATTATATCTATCTCTATTATTTATACTGTCTATATGAGGGTTAATAGCCTAATGCAGCGGCTTTTTGACATTTCCTATGCATCCATACCACGACGCAATAAAAGCCCGTATTTGGGCATTTTACGAGCTTACAAGGCCATTCATATATAACAAGTTCCGCGTGCTCTCGTCCTCTGTCCGGATGCCGTATATATTTATATTTTCGCATTACCGTTTTGTCGTTTCCCTCTGTACTTGCGTATACGCCCCATACAGCGACTTTTTGGTTTCTCGTGTATATTTTACCGCTCAATAGCTTCTATTGTCTTATTTCCTCAAATACACGCTCCTGTGGTCGCTTTATTCTTTCCGCATGGGCGTTTTATTCCCTTTTTCAGTTCCAATAATTCCGGCACGACTTTTCGAGCACCCAAAAATCCAGATTTTATCATGTTTCCACGCAAAAAAAGAGTGCTATTTCTAGCACTCAATTTTTCTATATTCAGTTTTAGAAAAGCCGTTTTCGTGGTCTGCCACGTTTCCGGCGGCGTGTTATGTATAGCGCTTTTCTTTTTCTCTTTCTTCCGAACATATGAACCATCATTATTCAATCCCTAGCTTATTAAGTTCTGTCATGTTTACGTTTTCCCATGCCGGCGGTATCAATGTATTATATCCGCATACATGGCGCAAATGATATAAATGTTCTCTTAATTTATCAGTAGTGCACCAATACGACGGGCGGCATCCGCTCACAATTGGGATGCTGTATATCATATCGCAACTTCTCCATAACTCCCAGTTTTCGCCCTCTTTGCAGATTTTAACGCCGTTTTTTAATACGTTTTCAAGTGTCTCTTTCCAAATCTCGGTATACTCATTCAAAAAGTATTTGCTCATATTTACACCCCATTTTCGATAACGTCAAAATGTTGTAGAAGTCTTTCAATGTCATAATGTGAGACGTATGTACTTGAACCGAAAATATTAAGCTCGTTCATTTTGTCGGCCAATGATTCGCATTTTTTCCTATAGTCGTCTTTTTCAGTTCTACAATAACCTCTTTGCGCCGTTTTCAGTTCTGTTATTGTCTCCGGCTCTATCCATCTTTTTATGACACCTTTTTCGCCTGTTATCTTGTTTTCAAACGTGTCGTAACAAGGGTTTTCTATAGTTCCGTAGCAGCTAGACCAACGGCCATTTTCCGGCAAAGTCCACTTCACGTCGCCTGTCACTATTTTTTCGTTGCAAGTTCTGTTCATGAAAAATCCATTTTTATTTAATAGGGTGAAAGCGTGTAAATAGTTCTTTTCGTGCTCCGTTTTCATTGACAGCTTTTCACCGTCGTCTATCACTTGGATTTCGCTTTCGTGTATGAATATTTCTTTCCCACTCTCCCATGAATAGTCGCCGACAAATTTCACATAGAAATTATCACTCCTGTTTAGGTTCTTCTTTAATGCTCTTTTTATCTCATTTTCAAGATATAATGTAATAACTGCGCCGTAGTAGATGCTGCCATATGTGTCGCCTTTTTCGCTATACTCTTCTAAGTAGCTTTGCTCTAATGTGAAAAGAATTTCACCATTGCCATAAATGTTGATTTTTTTAACGTCTCCGCTTTCAAACTGTCCGCCGTTTATATACTTAATATCCATATTTTTACCTCTTTCATTCTTTCCGCTAGTATGTTAAAATTCCAGTGACTAGCTAATTGTTGTTAGTTGGTTATATAAAAGCCGTTGTTGTGTTTGGTAGACTGGCAACGGCTTTTTTACTATTCTATTTCATCGAATAACATTTCGCATTCGTCAAACGTTCCGTCGTTGTACTCCTGTATTCAGGCGTTACTACTGCAATACTTTTCCGCTTCTTATTCAGTATTAAAACATTCAGTTTCTACACGCTTCCATTTATATTCTCTTCCGTTGCATCTAATTATTTCATTGTAGTAGCACTGATATTTCATAATTTTTTTACCTCTCTTTCCTCACAATATTCTTTAAACGTTCCACGCCATACATTGTTAAACCGGTAAAATAGTCTTCCGTCTTTCTCATACACAACGCGCCATTTGTCCCATTCATATGTTCTTAGGTTTGTTTTCTTATATCCTTTATATACGTTCATCTTGTCACCCCTTTTTATTTTTCTATAAGAATCACTGCTTCTTTATCATCTGCCGTTATTACTGTTACGTTATGCATTAATCTTAAAACTTGGTATTTTTCAAAACTAACTCTTTTTAACATTGTTTATTCACCCCTTTTTTATTTTTGTTTCTGTTTCCTTTGCTTGTCATTAATATACGTCATGACGTATATTTTGTCAATACATTTTTTTTATTTTTCGTTTCCAAACGGTCAAAAAATGCCGCAACTCCTTTAAAAATAAGCCATTGCAGCCGAAAAAAAAATTATTTTACATAGTTTCTTCTATATAATGCAAAAAATAAGCCGTTCCCGTCCATGTATCCGCCGCACCCAGCCCTTTATACTGTATATATATCTATATACGGCTATAGCATAATGGCTCGAATTTTTGGCACGTTTTCATCATGCGTATATACTAATATTGTCAAATACAAAAAGTGATTTGCCTGTTTGGCGAAAAACGATTTGCCTAAAAACGATTTGCTTTTACGAAAAAACGATTTGCTTTTAGATTTTCAGAAATAAAAAATGACCAGTAAAGGTCATAAAATTTATATAGTTCGCCCATTTGCACCAGTATAGTCACGCCCCTAGTGACTGCTGCAAACAGGTTCTCTATAAAGGTTATATCGGCAACCGTTACCGCTAGTGCGCCTAGTGCGGTTTCCTCGAAAGTACTCTGCCGTTTATGCGTGTTCTCGGTGTCATACAATCAATTCCACTTTTAAATCTCTCTCGTGATTATTTCATTACGCTGCCCTTGCCATGATTCATTTTTTAAGTGGCTATCATTTCATTGCAGCTCCGCTTTTACTCCACTACCTTTAATTCAAGGCCGATTCCGTACAATCTTTGAATAGTCATTCCCGGATATGGACTATATTTCTAGGATAGTTTACCTTATATTGTCGAAAACTATCAAATGACTTTAGGTTTGTCCCGGTGCGCTTTTCGTTGTTCTCACTGCTTTCCTCTGCCTACCCCAACGAGCGACTATATGGTATATGCACTTATTACGCCTTGCGTAGCCCTCACATATAGATTTTTTAGTTGTGTTGCTCTCTCAACTTGTCTCTATTATACATCATGACGTATATTTGTCAATAGGTTTCCCAAAAAAATTTAAAAAAAGAGAGCAGTTTGTTTCTCTACTCTCTTTAACATTAATTTCTATCTATATTCATTTGTGTTTCAATAGCTTTACTTATAAACATTTTTACGTTTGGCCGCCCGGCTTCGTCTGTATATCCGTATTTCAAGCAATGCTCTTTGAATTTTTCGTTCATGTTATCTTCTTTACGATACCTTAAAGTAATTGTATCATATGTTTTCTTCTGATATTTTGCTTTTGCTCTGTTCTGTGCTTCTGTTGCCATGCTAATACCACCTTTCCAAAAGTGATTTGCTTTTAAAACCGATTTGCTTTTACTGAATTATACTTCTTGATGTATATTTTGTCAACCAGAAAACCGATTTGCTTTCCACCAAACAAAAAAGAACGAGAAACCGATTTGCTTTCCCGCCCTTTTATGGTATAATAGTTAGTTTGCTCATTCCTCGTTATACACACCACTCGCAATATCGTAATGTGAAAGCTCGCCCTCTGTAAAACCTATTATACGCCTATAGTTCTCACACTCTTCTAGCAGCGTTTCTATTATCATTTTCTCTTTTTGCGTTAGTTCACGTTCCGATGCAAGCTCCGTCATTTTGACGGCATCTGCGTTCATTTCGTTTAGTCTGGTCTGCAAGTAGAAAACTGTCGATTCTGCCAACTGCGCCTTGTTCATTCCGTTATCGCTTACTTCTCTGAACCGATTGTTGTAAAAAACATCCACACAATTTCCCCCTTATCTTTTAACGTTCCACATGTTTCGCATCATTGTAAAAAGTAAAAAACGATTTGCCTGTGTGCTATTAACTTACAATAAATTCGATTTGCTTTTCCGCCGTGTTATTCTGTTTTTGTACTTCTCGTGTTATTCCCCATGCCATGATTGCAAGAAAAATCGCAACCACAATCAGAAAAATCAAAACTCCATGATGTTTTTTCTTCGGCATTTCTATATTCTGCAACGGGTCGTACTTATCAGTCAGCGCTCTAACGTTATTGTCAATCGAATATAACTTTAGAACTATGTTATTGACTTCGCCGCAGCTCTTGTATGTAATAACCAGATAATTAGTTGTGTCTTTAATCTCTTTTTTCTTATCTCGTCCACCAACTAACGCTCCCGGCACTCCTGCAAGCATAGCTCCGGCCACTGCTCCGCCCGCACTCGATACATATTGCTGCTGTACGTCAGTATGCGTCTGCACTCTAATGCCTATAATGTCCTCTGGCTTAACTTCAATGTTTCTTCCCAACGAGCCAACTCGTAACATATCCGGTGTAGAAGTAACGGATATAATTTCTTCCGCTACTCCACCGTCTATCCCAGACACATACGCGCCACTTGCAATAATTATTTCTTTAGTTTTTGTTTCCCCCATTTCTCAATTCACCTCTCGTTAATACTCAAATTATCGTTTCTTAAATTATCATTCCGATTTATTTGATTTTATCACTAACCTTTACTATTTTGCAAGGAACTATGTAAGTGTTTCTCCGTCTAATTCTTTAGCTACTACTTTCAAACGATAACCAATCTGCCGCAATGCTTCCAAAAACTCTGTAGGTTCATTATCTCCATACTCGATTTCGTCTACCAATGCCGTGATTGTTGCTGATTCACTTAAAAGCATAAATACTAATTCTTCTTTCATAAATTGTCTTATGGCAGACAGTATTATGTGCAGTGCTCTTTTTGGCTTACGACACAAAATGCCGTCTGCCACACATCCCCCTTTCACTAAAATACGTTAAATGTTTGTTCCGTCTATGACATACATTTTACCATTTTATGTTGTCGGAATATATGTTTATTTGTTGGCAATTATGTGAAAATTTAGTATAATATGTCTTTTATTGTATCGTCCGGGAATAATCGTGTTGCGATAGTTTTTACCATGATATTTCTGTATTTTGCCACTGTTACATGAGATTTTCCAACCTCGTCCGCTACACACTCGATAGATTTTCCGTCTCTGTATATGAGTTCGATAATCTCCGGGCATTTATCATCCGGCAAGTCTCTAATCGCATTTTCGACAATTCCTAGCAGCAATCTTGTTCGATATATGACTTTTTTCTCGTCCTCAATCTTTTCCTCGACAATTTCCGTCTCGTCTTTCTGCTCACGCAATCCGCTGTTTGCAACAAACGATGTAATTGATTTGCTTTTCTTCGGTGCTCCCTCGCTTTTCAAAATTTCGATTTGCTGATAATGGAACTCAACTGCTTCGTAGAACGAGTTAAGGTTGTAAAGCAGTGCTTCCGTTCTCTGGTACGGTGTTTTGTCACTTGGGTTCTTAATCTTGCCCTGTCTCTCCAACTCGTTGATAGTCTCTTTTACAACGTCTTTTATTCCATCATTAATGGTTTCTTTTACAATGCCGTTTATTCCATCGTTCATGCAATTAACAATGTCTCTGATTTCTTCATTCATATGTCCTGTTCTCCCTATACAATCTTTATTCCGAATCTCTCGTAAATTTCTTCGTTTATTTTTCGCCAATCGTCCGCGCCCCTGTCACAACTATTCGCAACCTCTTTGTATCGGTCTACAAACTCATTGATTCGTTTCTCTCCGAATCCAAAGCAATCATGCAACACACATATAGTCAACATGAGGTTCGCTTTACTTGCCGAATCTGCTATCATTTCCTCGCGCTGTTTCTGTGACAATACAGCGGATTTTCGGTATCTAGGCATCGTTTTCATTCACTCCACCGCCTTTCACAATCTTAATTACCTCAGAACAAGTAATATCTCCAATAGCAACCTCATTGTTGATAAATTCTCTTTCCTGCTTCTGATTGTAGCCACTCTCTTGCAATTTTCCCACACACTTCATAGCATGGCTGCGTATTCACGCCACTACAATCGCACGCCCCTATTCCCGCAAGGCAGTGTTCGCTCAATCCTGCTATAAACTCTGCCAGTTCATCAATACTCATGGATTGGATGCGCTCTGCGTTGGTCTGCTTTTTAGGCTCAAACAAATCATTCACGTTAGAGTCGCATTCTGCACACGGATATTTCTTTGCACTTACATCTCTATGCTGACATTTTTCACATCTTAACATTCTTCTCACTCTCCCTTCGGCTGATATGGAGCAGGAAGCGGCTGCCATGCGACAACATTGTACTGACCTATTCCAGTAAGTCCAAATGTATCGCTCGATGTCTGTGCAAACCAAAAACCATTGTCTAATTGAGCAACAACCCTTATTGAACCTCCCCTTGCCGTACTCTCTGCATAAATAAGTACAAGTTCACTTTCTTCCGGCATGGCTACACTGCACGGAATCCAGCCGTTGCTCCCGACATTTATGTCGGTACCAAACTGCTCTGCTTCCTGCTTGACGATTTCGATTGCCTGTTCAATTCCATTCGCCGTGTCATCCAACTTTCGGATTTTATCAGTTTCATCAAAATAGCACGCACCATTTCTACGTTCAATTCGCTCATCGTATTCTTTTATCTTTTCTTCCAACTTCTCAATAATCTTCTCAAATACTTCCTGCATATTACACTCTCCTATTCCATGCATCTACAACAGCTCCAATTGCACTTCCCGTTGGTTTACCTTGAGCTGTTCCATCACACAAGCACTTTGTCATTACACCGCATTCCTTACAAACAACTCTCACTCCATTTTCTACATGAATTACAGCTTTACCACCGCAGAACGGACACGGTTTCAATTCATCGTTTTGTCGCATATTGAAGCACTCTCCTTTCTCTTTCCGCTTTCGATTCTCATACGAACTTCCGACGGCATAACATCTATTCTCTTCGACTTTTCGACTTCTGCCCGGTACACACGAATAAAATGTGATTGTTCAACGCTCTGTACTGCGTCCAAATCCATACTAGCCCATTCTCGTAGATTAGCAGGGTTTCCTACGGCTTTTTGAACTATCTCCGGCAGCTTTTCAAACTCTCTCTCGGCATTGTATGTAGAATTGCATATTGCCTTGTAAACCATGCTCCACGCTTCAAGTTCCGTAAGTTCGTCTCCCTTTTCAAGTCGTCGTGTCTCATGTATTCGTCCTACAAGTTGTCCTATCGCCGGGGCAAATCCGCTCATATCCGACAATATGTAAGTCTTTAATGCCTGTGCTGCTTCTTGATATGTGTACTCTTCTAACATCATCGTCCATATATCAACAGTTGTGCTCAAATCCATTGGCTTGTAGTTTGGGTACGAATTAACCATAACGGCTATTAGTTTTGTTACTTCTTCTCTTGTCATAATCACACCTACACTTTCGACCAATCAATACTACCGTCTGCCCTCTCATACGACTTGTTGTTTACTACCGATGCGGTTGCGACAACTTGATTGAGATAGCTTTCAAACTTTGTGCCAAACAATGTGTCCGGCCTTAAATACTGTTCCATCTTCTTATCGCCAATCCACTGCATTGCCTTTTTGTCAATCACGGTGTAAAAATCCTCTTCCGTGAAACCGTCTGCAAATCTGGCTCGTATGTGCTTTTGAGTGTTCTTTGTTGAATGGTGGTAATTAGTTCCACATCTTGTGTTGAGGTAATCAATGATGCGTTTTATGATTTCGGTATCTGGTGTTGCGTTGTCGCAACTCGACATTACTTCTTCTGTATCTAAATCTTTATCTATACCTAAATCTTTATCTAAACCTAAGTCTAAATCTAAATCTGCGTTCTCCGCTTGTTCTCCACTTGTTCTCCGCTCAAACATTCCGACTAAATGCGAATCGTCAACAGCTTTACCGTCAGTTAATGAATAGCTGCCGTTATTCTTTATCTTTAACATTGCCTTTTCATCAAGGTATTGTGTCTCATGGTATCGCTGTTTCGATAGCGTGTTGTGCATACGCCAGTGTTTGATAACAATTACCCCGGAATCAAACGAAAGTACAAATCGCTTCGCAATCAGCAGTTTTAAGTCGTCCTCTGACGCTCCGACAATCTTCATTATTCGCTTTGGCCTGTCAATAAAACCGTCGTCGTCTGCCCTCATGTTCAAGTGAAAGTACAGACATTGTGTAGATAGTGGCATGTCTAAGAACGCGTCACTATCTACGATTTTCATTGTAAACATTCTCTTATTCGCCATTCTGTTTTTTCACTCCTTTCCTTTAGTTCCAACAGTTAAACTGGTGTTATTGGTATACTTCTTCGATAACAACCTCTACACGCGGGTTTTCACGGTCTATGTAGAACTCATGTGTAGCGTTTAGAACATCATCCCATCCATCGTTTCGTAGAACTCCGGCTTTTTGCAATGCATCCTCGAAACTCTTGTCAATGGCAGAGAACAAATTGAATCTGTCATGCTTTTTGTCTTTTGCAAAAAACTTGTAATGCAAAATAACAGGCTTCGTTATTTGCACATTCGCAACTGTAGATTTTCTGATTGCAGCAATACACAAGTAATCATTTCTCTGCTTGACCGGATTTTTGTATTTATGCGTCCTTGGGTCAAAGAATCGCCCGTTTAAAAGCTCGTTCATGCCTTTAAGTTCACCGTATATTATCACGCTATAATTCATGATTACACCCCTTATCTCTGTTATTCTCGCGCTTTCTCAAGCCTCTCTCTCGCTGCCTGTTTCTGCTTGTCCGTCAATGTCTTGCGGATAATGGAAAGATGCAATGCTGATACTGGCATATGTGCTACAATCGAACCATCCGCATTTTCTGCAACTATCTCTACATCGTCCGGGAACTTCTCGGCAAGTTCTCGAACCTTTGTAATAAATCTGCCCTGTGACAACGTAAGTGTCATTCGTGATTCGTTCTTAATAAACTCAATTACATTTTCTCTCATAATCTGTCCTTTCATTTTGTAGTGTAAATACTAAACGTTACTATTGAAAACTCGAAAATTCGAGTTAAATTGTGCTTGGCAAGGAAATATTCATGTAACATTCAAAAAGCGTTTTTATGTTGTATAAACGCATAACAAGTTACTCTGTTTACTAACTGTCTTTTTGTCATATCTTCACACTCTATCATTTCTCTAAAAATATTATTTATTTAAACGGTAATTCCTCGTCTACTCCATCTGGTATCTGCAAGAATCCGTCACTATCCGTCTGAATTGGTTGCGAACTTTCATTGCTTCTTGCTCCGATATTGTCACTACTGTTGTTCTTGCTCTCTGCAAATTCAATATCGTTTGCCACTACGTCGGTCGTGTATACTTTATTTCCGTCCTTGTTAGTGTAGCTGCCTGTTCTTATTTCTCCGGTAACAACGAATTTAACGCCTTTTCTGCCGTACTTTTCCATGAACTCTGCTTTCTTTCCGAAACAAACGCATGATATAAAATCTGCTGTCGGTTCTCCGTCTTTTTTGAATTTTCGGTCAACTGCCAATGTGAAACGCCCTATTGCCGAATCGTTTGCGTAACGTACCTCACAATCTCTTGTCAATCGGCCAATCTCAATTACTAGGTTCATATGTCCTTACTCTCCTTTCAAAATTTCAAATATTTGTCTTTTCTCTGCTTCTGTAACGTTTGCATTTTTCATAGCAGCCAACATAGCGCTAATCGCATGGTTTCTAAAATTAGGGTTTGCCATGAATTTAGCGTTTACATAAGCTAATTCCAATGCCAATACGTTTTTACCACCCACAACCGTAAAGTCCATGTTGTCAATATCGCACTTAATCATTTCTTTTTACCTATTACCTTTCGTTTCGTCTTGTTTCCGACCAATCGGCTGCCGCCTTTCACTGTGCCATAAATAAATGCGTTCATGTTTCCTTTTTTAGCCATACTTCGCTATCTCCTTTTCGCTTTCCATATATTCGTATGCGTCAATCTCCTTTATGCAATGTTCGCAACCAACAATCTCTAAGTCGTCTCTATACAATGTTTCACACTCTTCACCGCACACCGGACATTTCGGGTTTTCATGCTCTGGTGGGTCTAACCATTCGTCAACCATACTAAACACCCCGCTTTTCAAATATGTGCATACAATGAGGGCACTGTGTAATGTGTTCTCTTTCTGCCTGTTCCATTGTGTAACCTTTACTTGTTCCGCCTGTCATTCGCTCATAGTCCTTATAAATGCTTTTGTTGCAATTCTGGCAAATTCCGCTACTAGGTGCTAATGATGGCAAATTGTTCATCAAACAGAATTTCGTCTGTTTTAGACTTGATTCAATACTAACGTTCAGTGTTATCACTCCCTTTCATAATCTCATTTACATACATATCCATAGAGTGACACAACTTAATGCAATTACCATGCAGCGTGTGATTCTTCCACGCATTGTATCTCTCGTAAAATTGAACTTTTGTCATTCGCCCGGACTTCAAAAGTTTTCCCCATGTTCTAATCTTCTTCCGAATTTTCCTCTTGTTATCGCCCTTTATTTTGCGAATATACTTTCCATCTGCTGTCATGTAATGATGGAAACCCAAAAAGCCAATGCCACACTTAAACGGAACAATCTGCGTCTTTCCGTTCAAAGACAACCCTAGGCTTGCAACCATTTCTCTGATACATTCCAAGCACCATTTCAAGTATTCCTTGTCATGGTGTATCAGATAAAAATCATCCATATACCGTCCGTAATACACCATTCCGAGTTCTCCGGTAATCATGTGGTCTAACCCGTTCAACATCAACAATGCGTATACTTGAGCAACTTGATTTCCAAGAGGAAGTCCTAGACCGTCTGTGCTGTCTATGAACAAGTGATTAAGCCATGTTGTGTATTCATCCGGAAAATAGTAATCTACAATATCTTTCAAGATTTCATGGTCTATCTGGTAGAAAAACTTTGTAATATCACATTTTAGAATCCAACCGTCAAGACCATGCTTCTCGTAAAATTCCGCCATTTGCTCTTTTAGGCAATCCATACCGTACAACGTTCCCTTGCCAATCTGCCCGGCGTAATTTGTTCGGATAAACTCATTCGCAAGTCTTGGATGCAAAATTTCATCACACAAGCAATGTTGAACTACTTTGTCTTTGAAAGAACACGATTTTATCACTCTTTCTTTTGGTTCATAGATTTTGAACTCATTATACGGATTCATCCGGTATGTCTGATTCTCTAGCTGTTCTTTCAAAATATGCACTCCATCAAGGCTCATTGTTTGAAACTTAGCACAACTCCCGTTAAAACCTTTCCCGGCTTTAGCTTTTCTGTATGCCTTATGCAGACTTTCAAAACTACATATAACTTCTTTATCCATAATAAAAATTCCTTTGTATTTAGCCTTTTAAGCAAGGTCACACATCTTTTTGTATCTTTATCCGGGTTCGGCTTGTTGCCTACTTCTACTGCCTGTATGATACAGAATGGGCGAACACCGTTGTTGTTATTGTAGTTATTGTTGTTGATGTTACCAGACGGCGAAACAACGGATTATACGATGTGCAACCTACGTTCTTATCTCTCTTTGTCTTTTGTTCTCCATGCAATCGCCATGTGTTTAATATCAGCTACCATTTTCGACCAAAATTCCATACTCTTGACATTTATAATGTTAAGTTTCTGCGACAGTTCTATGTAAAACAAAAGTTCGTCGCAATGTGTTATAGCTTTTGTCTGTAATTCGGAACGTTCTTCACGGCATGACTTCAAATCTGTTCTATTCGCTTCATACAAAAATTCGTAGATTTCAAGTGCCTTGTTCTGCATCTTGTCAACTAATGAAAACCGATACTTCTTTGGAAAGCGATTGCAATTCGAGGTTATTCGCAAGGTATGTTCCGCCAAGTCTTTCGCCTTGAGAATAACATTTAACTCGTTCTCTACCATTTACTTATTCCCCCGATTCAAAGATTGAAGAGGAAAAGATACAAAACGGGCGAACACCGTAATCGTTATTGTAGACATCGTCGTAGACGTCACCAGACGGCGAAACAACGGCTATGGTTGTATGATAATCATTGCTAGGTGTGCTCCAAGGTGTAATAAGCCACCACCAATAATCCTCTGTTTTTGGAATCATGTTTCGGTACTTGCGGTACTCGTCCAAGTTAAGCAGTGATACATTGTCAATACACTTGCCATACTCTGTCTGACCGTCCATTGAAAGCAAATCTCGCTTAAACTCGACAATGTTATCCGCTCCAATCGCTGCCGCAAGTTCATTGAAAAACTCTCCGTTAAGATACTTTCTCAAATCACTGTTTACCCAATTATTACAATTAGAATCGAATGTCATATTATCGTCCAACTTTTCGGAAAGGCACATATACCCCTTTTCCGTAATATCGAGAATCTTCCATTTTAACCCGGCAAGGTCAAATGTATCACCAATGCCTAAGTTCTTTCTGATTTTGACACATGATTTTGCCTGTAAATCCTTAATAATCTTCTCTAAATTTTCTACCCTCTGCTCCAAATTATTTGACATAATTACATCTCCCCTCTCGATACAAAGATATTAGATTTTAAGATACAAAACGGGCGAACCCCGCGGCTGCAATTGCAGCCATAGTTGATGAAGTTACCAGACGGCGAAACAACGGCGATTTGATACGTCCAACCTCTCTCCTTTGTGCTCCAAGGTGTACAAGTCCACCACCAATCCGGCAAGTCCTTATTAACAAGTAGATTGTTGTATGTGCGTGCTTCATCAAAAGTGATAGGTCTTACTTTGCATCTGCATTTACCGAACTCATTCTGCATATCTACGGAAGTCAATGATACCTCATGCTCAACGAGGTTTTCTGCCCCTACTGCATTCTCGACAATCGGTTGAATTTTGCTCTCAATCAGTTCTTTAAGACTTGAATTGTTGTAATCTTTGCTATAATTGTCAAAAAATACATCTTCCGCCATAAGGTTTTTAGATATAACGGATGTTTCCCCGTCTCTTTGTTCCAAAACTATAAAATCATGCTCTCCGATTTTAAATGTTTCTCCCGGCTTCAAAGATGCCAATTCCACTTTGTCGGATTGCTCTCTTTCTTCAAGCATTTTCACAAGTTCTCTTGATAAATCCAATTCTTTACTCATTCTCTTTTACCTCTCTTTTAAAATATTTTTGGTACTTCTATCTCCGGTTCTTCTACCCACCATTTACCGAATACCTCTCGCCACTCTTCCTCGGTATGCCCGTTCTCAAGCCACCATGTTTCACATAGGCATTTAAGGTGTAAATCAAGTTCTCGGTTGAAATGTACGCCAGCATTGCTTAAATTATGGTGTCTGCCGCACAACCACACTTTAAAACCGTATTCTTCCGACTTCTTCCGGTTAGCAGTTCCGTATATAATATGGTGCGACATCAAATTGTTTGTAGTTCCGCATACATAACAACGTTTTTCTTTCTGTATCACTGATTCCATGTATTACCTCACTAACCGGTAGATTGAAACTTTCTTATTGGTTTGTTCGTCCACCTTTGAGCCACATACCTCAACGCGCCCTTGTTCCATTAGCTCACATAGCCGTGGCGCAACCTCTTGACGTGTCGGCGTCACAAGTAAATGTTGAGTATATAAATCTGTAGCAATCTCTCGCGCTGTCATTTCCTTGTCCGGATAAATAGTTTCGATGATTAAGTTATAAAGTTTTTCTCGCTTTACTGGTGTTACTTCCATTTCTTCTCCTTTCTTACAACAGTTAAACTGGTGTTGCGTTTAAAAAATATATGGTACTAGCTTGTACCATCCAAGATAAGCTCACTAAAATGTATCGCCTTTGTGAGTTTCTTCGTTCTGCGGCAATATGCGCAGTTTTCACAACGAATAGGTGCAATCTCTCCGGCTTTCAATCTTCGGATGTTCGGAATAGCCTTTTTGACTTCTTCCAATCCCTCACGCAGCTTGTCGTCGTCAATGTATATAACCTCAATGTCCGGCTCTTCCTCTTTTGAAACTGCCGCTATGAAACATGGTAATCTTTCTCCGGTGTTCTGATATACCAACTCTTGATAGATTGCAAGCTGACAATGATAACCGAACTTCTCAATGAACGATACATAGCCTGTGTCCGGTTCAAAAAATGCTTGTCGAATCGACTTTGTTGTTTTTAAGTCAACAATGCACTTGCCATTGTGGTAGCTGTCTAACTTTGCCTTGAATGGCATACCATCAATCTCGCCTACGAAAATGCTCTGCTTATCTCCACTCATAAACTCGCTAAATAATGCGTCTTGTTTGGTTCTGTCGAAACACTGTACGGCTTTTTGATACTTCGCTAACAACTGTCCTTTAGTTGCGCCACGGCTCGAAAATAATTCCGGGTGGTCTTTCGAGTATTCTTCCAAGTTACCGCCGTTCTCCCACAATGCATCTACTAGGCTACCAAAGATTAGTGCGTCAGACTTCTCTTGCTCATATGTTCCATCTAAAATTGCCATTGCTCTAGCTTCACACTGCGAGAACTGCTTTATCTGGCTTGCCGAACAATACTCGCGGTCTGCTTCTATGGTGTAATACGTTTCTTCTGTTAGTTCAAAGTTCTTGCTCACTCATTACTACCTCTCTTTCCTTTAGTGCTTGATATAACTTACACCATTCTACCGCTGTCAATGTAAGTTCTTTATCTTCTGACCTTAAATTGTTTTTCATCAAAATTGCTATAAAAGATTTTGGTATTAAGCATAAGTTAGATAGTTCACAATTCTTTTTATTCCCGTCTAGGAATATCAAATAGCAATCATCAGGGATTTTCCCATTGACCTTTTCCCATGTGTATCTATGCAATAATTTATAATTGCCATTCCTATTATTCTTCTGATTGTCAATCTTGATATGCAGATACCCGTGGCTGTCTTCTACGATAGTTCCCACATCTATATACCGCTTTGCATTTTCTCTACCTCTCCTGCTCATAACGTCTTTCGTACACTTCAAGCCTTTTCGTTTACAATGTGTTCTGATAGTGTCATAGCTTCTATTAGTGCCGAATATTGTGTTGAACAGTGGAGTAGCCTTGGTAGGACCTAAATTGCAATAATTATCTTCTAGCCATTTTTCCTGCTCTTGAGAAAATGCAATTCCTCGACTCATCGAATAAGTCCTTTGATTGCGGAATTATCAAGTTGCTTCGTCTGTGCCATAAGTTTTTCTGTACGCAAAATCAAATCTCCGTTGTTAATCATCTGCTTTGCCAAATTCATAACAAGATACGATTGTTCGTTTTCTGCCTGTCTTTCTTCTGGCGTAAAATCTTCTCTTAACGTCGTTTTTACTCTGTTTCCTAATACTTCTTGTAATTCAACTAATGTCATACTTCATTACCTCTATTTTCTTTGTTATCCAAATACCTCGTCGGCTTCTTCAACAACCTTGCTCTCTACGTCAATAACTTCTCCGAACACTTCCGGCACTTCCGGCGCTTCATCCGGCTTGTTATCAATGTAGTTTGGGTTGCCGTTTGCATCTTCTACCGACATATCCCGCTCATAAGCAGTCTGCATATCTACAGACATAACGCCCCACTTGCTTATAATCTGACGAATCAATGTCTTTTTCGCCATATCGTCAAAGTTCTTACTCCAAAAAGTAGAGTTCCAACCTTTCTTTAAGTCGTTACGATAGCCGCTTGAATATGTTTCGGCGTGCTTCTGCATTTGTTCTTTCGTCCAGTAAAGCTCTTTCTCAAAACCGCTTACAAGTACGATTTTAGCGTAGTAACCAACAGTTTCTAACTTCTGTCGCTCTGACATATCCATAACTGCGTTGATTGTCATTTCCTCTGTAATAGGATTGAATGTTATTTCGCCATCCTTGCACTCCGTAACGATAATTTTTTTATATAACCCGCTTCTGATAGCGAGTTGTATATATCCTTTATCACTAACCCGATATTTTATCATCATATCGGTGTGGACTATCTCTTCACATATAATATGTGCCACGCACTTCGAGTGGTAACCTATCTTCCACCCTACGCTGCTACACTCATCGCAGCTAGTCTCTACACTCTTTCAACATGAAATCCTTTCACTGATTTTGTTCTTCCACTCAAATATGCCGTAGTTGCTCCTTTTTTTAGACCGACATATTTATCAAAATCCCCTATTGAATCGAATATTTCTCCTGTTTCTATGCAACTGACTTTTACTTTTTGAACCTCTGAAACTTTTTGTGAAATTTTTCTTCTAGTCTCCTCGCTGACAGGATGACCTACTTTTGGCCTTTTCAAGTTATTCTTAATAATCTTGTCACGAGTTTCTTTCGGAAGTTCTTCCCACCATTTCTTAGTTCCGTCAGATATTCTTTTCTTTTCTTCTGTGGTTCTTCTCTTTCCAACAAAATTGTATTCCGGATTTATTGAGCGGATATATTGTAATTCTTTATCTCGTAAATCTTCTAGCGTACATTCTTCTAATACAGTAAATTCAAAGTTTTCTTTTCCAATTTCCTGTATATCGGTATGTAATCGGTTGTTTCCGTTGCTCTTTGGAGTTTTGTGTTCCATGAATCTTCTTTCTATATCAACTGACGAACCAACATAACGCATTCCGTTTATTTTGTTTCTTATGAGATAAACACCTATCAATATTTAATACATTTTTCATGTTGACTTAGCACGGTATTGCCCTATTATGTTTGACGGGGTTCACCGTTAGCCGAATCAATTCGACACCCATAGGTAATATGGTTCACGCGGTTTTACTTGAGCCTAAAGAATTAACCCAAGGTTGAACACTGCTTCTTTTACTTTTACTTCCCTACCGTTAGTATCTTTTTTAGTGTTACTGAACGGAACAAAGTAATATAACCCTAACTGTGGGCTAGGCGGCAATTTCAAGCTCTCTCCCAAAAGTGCGGCGTTCAAAATTGATGTGTTCGTACACTCTGCAAGTGCCGGCGTGGTTTGTACTGCCGATACAATGCTACTGATAAAAGATGTTGCACGCTGCTCTCCGACAACGTTAATAATGTTCTGCTTTACTGCATCACTACCCAAATAAGTAGCAATCCCTGTCTTTTGCTGTGGCGCCAATTCTGTTCCCATAACTACTCACCCTCTCTTTCTAATAACTTTGCAAATGCCATATCAATTTCTTTTTTCTGGCTTTCCGCTTCCTTATATCCGCTAATCTCTACTCTTGCCATCATTTTCAACACATCGTCAGCGCTCAAGAAGTATGAGGTATTCTTGCTGTTGTCCTCTTCCCGTTTTATAAGATGGTTTTTCAATTCGTACCACATTTTCTGATAATTCACTTTCACTTTCTCCTTTCTCGTCTGCATAGCAGAAATACATATTGCCTATTTTTTTGTAAGTTCCAGACCCTTGTTCAAATTCGGCTTGATACACTACATTGTTAGGAATTTCTGAACCGTTCATTAACAAGTCCTCTGCAATTTCGTAGCAAGAGTCCGTTGGCTCTTTCTCAAAGTTCCCGTCAGTAATACACGCATACTGTAAGCACGGGGAATCTTGAAAAATCACTTCCTCTAATGTGTCCGGGAAGTCCTCGCTTTCAACCCTGTTTAATGCAACCGCACCGACCATGTACCGCATTTCATCGCTACAATATGTCGCTCCGGCTTCTGCATTGATTAGATGTGCCAATAATTCTAAATCATCGGTCGGTATCTGCTGAATTGTCGCACTCGCCGCTATCGCTAGGCTCGCTAATAATAATTGCATTGCTCATAATCCTCTCTATGCGTTTCAAAATTGTGTTTATATACACTTCATCGTGAACGCATTTACTGTCATTAATTCTTACCATGTTATACCTCTCACAACAGTTAAACTGGTGTTTTGACTATTTAGAAAAACGAATGTCGTCAAATGTACAGTTATAACACTTTAAAATAGGCATTATGTATCGGCTGCTAGGGATAGTTCCACTCTCCCATTTCGATATTGTTCTTTCTGTAACTCCAATTTCTTTGGCCGCTTCTTTTACAGTTTTGTTTACATTTACTCTTGCGGCTTTCATGTTCATACTCAATTTCTATCTCTCCTTTCTTTTTTCGTGAACATTTTTGAAATGTTTCTCTTTTCATGTACAAGACACATATTACACCAGTTAAACTGTTGTGTCAAGACCAGTTTTTCTGTTTTTTGCATAAATTTGTGTGTGTTCATATATTAGTGTTTCTGATTATAACTTATTTTTGTGTAATTTTCAGAACAGTTTTACTGTTTTTGCTATTGCAATTACACCAGTTTTACTGTATTATATAGTACGAAAGGAGTGAAGTTATGAGCGATTTTGGAAACAAAGAGGTATTCTCCGAAAATCTAAAACGGTATATTGAATTATCTGGAAAGACTAGGAGAATGATTATTGACGATTTAGGTTTTAAAGAATCTGCGTTCAACGGGTGGTGTAGAGGTGAATATTATCCAAGAATTGATAAGATTGAAAAACTTGCAGATTATTTCGGCTGCACAAAAGCTGACTTAATAGAAAAGCAATCAGAAACATATGCAGCATACAAGGAAGTAAAAAATTTATTAGATAATAACGGTGCAAGTGCAGAAAAACACGAATTGATAGAGTTGATTATAGCAATGGATGATAAAGACGTTACAATGCTTCTTACACTTGCAAAACAACTGAAAGGAAGAAGTTAATATGAAAGCAAGTAATATGAATCAAATTGATATTATGTATCTTCGTAAAAGTCGTGAAGATGCAGAATTAGAGAAATACGGAGAGGGTGAAACTCTGACAAGGCACTACAATATTTTGTGTGAGCTTGCCAAAAGAAATAACATTGTTGTTTCAGACGAATATATATTTAGAGAAGTAGTGTCCGGTGAAAGCATTGACGCAAGGCCGGAAATACAAAAAGTACTAAGGTTAGTTGAAAGTGGCATTGTTCGTAACGTTTTGGTAGTTGAGATTGAACGTTTGGCGCGTGGTGACACTTCCGACCAAGGTAGAATTGCAAAAACTTTCAAATATTCGCATACTAAAATTATTACACCTATGAAGATTTATGACCCGGACAACGAATATGACAACGAATATTTCGAGTTCGGTTTATTTATGTCTCGTAGAGAGTATTTGACTATCAATCGCCGTTTGAATAATGGTAAGTACTCAAGCACGAAAGAGGGAAAGTTTATCGGTTCGGCCGCTCCATACGGCTACGATAGGTTAAAAGTCGAAAACGGAAAAGGATATACGCTAGTTCCTAATGAAAATGCTAAATATATAAAAATGATTTACGAATGGGTATTACAGGGCAACGGCGCTATTCACATTGCAAAAATGCTTCAAGATATAGGTGCTCCGACAACTACTGGTGCTAATTGGAGTTCTGCTACTGTTAGAAATATTTTACAAAACAAAACTTATTGTGGCTATGTATCATGGCAACGTAGAAAGACCACAAAATCACTTGAGGACGGAATCACAAAGAAAACTCGCATCCGTAATGATAAGGCGGCAGAATATTTCAAAGGGCTTCACGAGCCTATTATTGATGAAGAAACGTGGTTAAAAGTGCAAGAAATGAGGGAACGACGCGCATTGCCGTCGTGCAACGACAACAAGAATGGACTAACAAACCCTCTTGCCGGAATAGTAAAATGTGGGTACTGTGGCAGAACGATGCAAATAAATACTCATAAAAACAAGCGAATCCGTATGCGTTGCCCAAATTTACAGTGCGCTTGTGGCAGCATATATATTGATTCTGTAGAAATAGAGCTTATTTCTCAATTAAAAGATTGGTTAAATGGATATTCGGCAACGGTAGGAAAGGAAACTCGCACGACTTCACGAACAAATTCCGTTAAAGATATGATAGCCAACCTTACTTCTGAATTAGACAAGATTAGCGTTCAAATGAATAAAGCGTGTGATATGTTAGAATTGGGCGTGTATGATAAAGATATGTTTATTTCGCGTTCTCAAACACTAAAGAACAGGCAAGCGGAGATAAAAGAAAAGCTGTCTGAATTAAAAACGGAGCTTGAAACAATCAACGCAACTGATTCTCAAATTCAATCTCTGCCGAAAGTTCAAAAGATACTCGATAATTATTTTAGCTATGACACAAAAACAAAAAATATGCTCTTAAAAGAAATTTTAGACCATGCAGTTTTCACAAAGGAAAAGGGAACATCCCTAGTAAAAGACGATTCTTTTGACTTAGAAATATTCCCTATTCTACCTAGAAAATAGCCTTTTCTTTAATATAGGTATCGTCTTGTTCCATATTCATAGGGGCTATAACGATACCTATATTTCATTTAGTTACCTACTTTCTTAAATAATGCAACTATTTTATAACAGGATTAGTCTGCTTTCAAGTGCTTTATTTTTTCAGATAAGTTCTTGTTGTCGAGCCGGCCAATCCGTCGGCAGTGATTCCACACGCTTCTTGGAACGCAATTATAGCTTTAACTGTAGTCGAACCACATGCCCCGTCTATTCCATAACTGCCTAAGTCATAACAAAGTCTATCTAAATGCCACTGAACCCATCTGACATCATCACCACTTGACGAATATGTTTTTATACCTTTCACTTTTGCCTGTGCTTTAGATGTTACTGTTTTTGTCGGCTCTGTGTATGGGTTTGTACTTGAAGTTGTTGTGGTAGAAGTTACCGCAGACCCGTTTTCAAGAACCATAACAGTGTGACTTCCAGCTTTTACAAGAATATCGCCACGTTTCAAATATTTGTCGCTTGTAAGATACTTGCTATCTGTCAATACCTCGTAATCACCGTTTGCCGTGAATTTTGCTTTCATGGTACTTGTTGCTGCACCATTGCTACCATAAGGAATATTTGCTCCCCCTGCAAGCGCACAAACGTGCATGAACGCGGAACAATCACACTCACACGCAGTTGTGATTTTAGATAAGTCAAAACCTACTTTTGAAGCCTGTGTATACAGAGTGTTTCTCTGGTTTTGGTCGTAACCTATCTTGTTATTAGCACATCCTTTTTCACAAGCCTGTGCCGACTTTTCGGCAAGTGTTGAGTTCTTCGGTCTAAGTACGAATTGCCACGGTTTACTATACCATGTTCTTGTGCATACCTCACCGCCTGTCTGGTCGCCAGCTTGACCGCCTTTTGTTTTCTTATTCTCGTCTAATGACGCGTGTCCGATTTTTACTGACATATTATTACCCCCTTTAATTACTCTTTAGCTGTGATAACGTCTGAATAACTTTATCGTAACCTAGCATTGCGCATAGCCATGACAAAAACACCAATGCTATTAAATACACAACTAATGCAGAGTTGAACGTCGAGCCTGTAAGAACTATGTACCCGGCGAACACTGCTACACTCAAAACAATAGCAACGATTCCGGCTAGTGTATTTGTGCGATAGATTTTGTTATGCTCGTCCAATAACTTCTTGAGTGCTTCGACCATAAGGCCAGTTAATAGTGATACTGCCAACAATAAAAACAAAAATAATTCTGTACTCATACTTAATCCTCGCTTTCTCCGGTTTCTTCCGGTTGAATTAACACTTCTTTTCCGTCGTTCTCCCCGTCAGCATTTACAGCCGGGAAGTCCGGTTCGCATTTCTTACCTTGTTTATTCATAATCGCGTGTTGGACGCTGTTCTTAATCATCCAGATAGCGCCGCCCGCCGTTAGCGGTACTGTGATAAGCTCAACAAAATAAGTCCAAACGGATGTATCTGAAATTTTTATCATTGCGTAAATTGCAGCAATGCACACGATTGGAATTGCAATAGCCCATCCCGCTATCATTACAACTATAAACAAGTCAGAGAAGTAGTTGATTGGCGAATCGCTAATCTTTTTCAAGAATTTGTTTTTTCTCTTTTTCATTTTCATTCCTCTTCTTATATTGTGTGCGTCAATAATAAAATCAAGCCGGATGCAACTGCCCCGGCAAGTGTACTGACAACAGTTGTCAGAATAGCTTTTTGCACATTATTCCACTTTTCTGCTGGCTGTTCTTCTAATTTTTTTAGTCTTTCGCTTTGCTCTTTCTGTTCTTCAACCATGATTTTTACAGACATGGCAAGTTCTTGAACACTTAATGTCAATTCGTAAATCTGTTTCTGTGATTCTTCCAAATCCTTAACCCTGTGCTCAGCACCTACAATCCTCTGTTCATGGTTAGCAAAATTTGCTGCTATTTCTTCATTTGTCATATGCATTTTTCCCTTCATTTTTTTATTCCCATGCTTCCCAAGATACACTGCTTATATCATTTGGAAATGTTGATGTAGGAATATAAAAAATGTTTCCTACTCGTGGTTCTACATATCCAGCAAAATAGCAATTATATCCAAAATACTGTACACCACCATCACTTCTTAAACAATCAAATTGGAAGCTGTTACCGTTATATCGAATCAAGCCTGTATATGTATAAGTGTAACCACTTGACACATATGTATATGCAACTTTAATGATTGATGCTGTGAACCCAGTGTCAATAGCGATTGTAGTACTGTTTGTGGTTCTGTATGTTTCACTTGTTGCTTGCATTGTACGATAATAAATATACAGTGAGTTTGGATGTGTTCCTATTGTGTATTCCATACCACTAGCATATCTTTTACCGCTAACTGCTGTACCAGAAACTTTACATATTGTATTACCTGTAAGAATCTTATCAGCTGTTATCCCTAAAACAGATGCTAAATCACTATATTGTATACATGTACATGAATCCCTAGCACCATCGTAATATCCTTCTTGTGGTACAACATCTATTGCTGAACCTGAATCAATCACATCTAAGCACCATGACCACTTATTCCTATTTGTAATCGTTCCTGTAATCCCTGCAATCGTAAGCGTTTCAAGCATTTTGCTTTCTGTAATTCCTAATTGGTCTACTAGAACACTATTAGAAATGTAAACGTAAGCATTACGAATCCCAGACCAGTATCCTATTGGTGGTACAATCATCAAACCAGATTTGTCTTTGTTTGCACCCCAAGATAATTTATATCTTACATTCACACCATCAACAGAAAACAAAGGATGCGTTGGATAATCTGAACCAACATAATCATCACCATTTTTAAGTAATGTGTTGTCTGCCATTGTTCCTATGATTATTTCTCCACGTACACCTGCTGTTTTTCCTTCAAGTATGTATTCTGATGAAGCTGTTGTACCACTTGTATCAATTCCAACCTCAATACTGTTGATATTACTTGCCATAGTTGAAAACGATGCGTCGGTTGCTGTAGTAACACCTTTTTCAGTGATAGCATTAGCAACCAAAGTTTTGCCATCACTGACAGATTTTTTTAATTCTTCTACCTCTGTCTGCTCTGCCTTTGAATCGTCCAAATCATGCAATGCTGTGTCTATAGCATCCATGTTGTCATTTTGTACAGAAATAGAGTAATGCTCATTTGCATCTGGCTTTACCAGACCATAATTAGTTGTTAGTGTTGACATACAATATCCCCTTTCATATTTTTTGCCATCTTTTCGTATATCAACACTAACGTGTTTCCTCTTTTGTGCAATAAAAAAGCAGTAGGCTCTTATGCTCCTACCGCTTCTCTTAACTCTTCAACTTCTGAATCTGTTAATTTCGGATAATCCTTGATGATTTCATCGAAAGTTTCACCGTCTGCCATTCGATTCTTGATAACTCTAATCATGAGTTTTTTGGCTGTTGCTGTCATTTTCTACACCTCCCCAAACATTATCCCTGCAATCAGTTCATCCTGTTCCGTCTGCGTCTGCTCCAATGTCTCAATGCGCTGTTCTGCATCTGACTTGATGCTCATAAATACAGTTACAACGCTATCGCTGTCTACCATTGCATATGAGAATGTCAGGTTATCGTACACTCCGTACACTTCCTTGTCCTCTCCTGCAACGGTCAACGATGTAACCTCTCCAAAAGCTGTTGCAACCTCCGACACATTTCCGTCTACTGTGAAGCTGATTCCGTCCGTTGCTGTTGTTACTGTCTGGCACTCGTATTCAGTGCCATTTGCTGTGATATATTCCATGATATCACGCTCCTTTCTTTAGTTTTTATGACTCTGTTCGTTAAACACGGATTTATCTGATATTGGAAAAGGCTTTTATGTATACAAAAGTGCACAGCTTGCATTACAACAAGGAGATACAACATTGAGTTTTGGTGCTGCTAGTTGGAATGATGGATATTTCGCAAATGATACATATCATGTGCCACGAGATGGCATATATGCATTTCATTCTTTAATGCAGTTTGATGTCACTAAAGAAACTCAAATTGCGGTATTTTTTAAAGTAAATGGTGTAACAACTGCGTACATAAATAAAGAAACGATTTCAACAGGCAAAATATTCCGTTCAGATTATTATGCAAAACTGTCAAAAAACAATACTGTGCAGGTGTGCGTATATGTTAACAACGCAACTACCACACTAGAAAGCGGTTGTTCACTCATGGGAGAACTTACACGAGTATTGTAAATAGCTATTTTGCCCTAACAACCATTTTTGCACTTGAAGCGTAAGATGTGCCATTTAATACAACATCATTTAAGGATATTGCAGTCTTAGACGCTCGGACTTTTGCAGAAAAGTAACTTCCATTACCTAATATTGCACCAGCGTAAAACGTTCTATTATCAGTTTGTAAATCAGTTTGCGTTAAGTCGATTGTTAAGCATCTATTCAACGTGCTGTCACCGTATGATATTAGAACGTGCAAATCTGTATATCCGCTCAAATCAATGGTATTTATTCCGTTACCATCAACGGTTAAAATTGTAGTCCACTCGTTTGTCAATTTTTTACTTAAATCCGTGTTTAATTCAGCAATTTGATGTGCGAGCGTGCCTTCAATGCTTGCATTCTTTTCTGTTGCGGGCAACGCTAATCCTGTACTGTCTGTTACTGCTGTGCTATCTGATAGCTTAACATGACCAGATACACTTGTAGATGCACTTGTGCTGATATGCTTAATCAATGTACTTACCGCCTTTGCAATCTTACCAAATGCAATACCTAACTTTTCTCCGCTTGTGAGTGTCTCAACCTCTGATACCTCAGTGAACTCAGTTGTCATATTACTAGCATTTCCATCACTTGTCGGTCTTTTCTCAAGCTCCTCATCAATAATATCCATATTATCATTGAAATTATCAACATCATAGAAATCTGTACTCTCTGGCTTATTCAAGTTAAAATTATCTGTTGTTTTCATAAGGATTCACCTCTTTATCGTATGTTATTTATGTGCTACTGCATTACATCTTCTCTAAGTTGCTTATGTGTATACTGTGCTAACTGTTCGTGCGTATACTGACCTAAGATTTCATGCGTATTGTACATGAGCCGTATGGTTGTAACTAAATTGCAAGGCAATATTTCATCTATGAGCTTCGCTACCGTGTCATATTGGTTTTTCTGTGTCAACGCAAGTTTGACAAGAACTGTCTGTGCTGCAAAATCGGATAGTATTTCATATCCGTCTTTGCCGCATAAACTCTTTAGCTTTGCTTCCAAAACACTGTAATTGTATGGTAACTTCTGGTTCCATACGGTAATGCAGCGAAACTTCCTGTCGTCTAGCGTATCATTCATTAGTGGTGTAATGCCAAGCATACTCTCAAATCGCTTAATTCCTGTCTCGTCACAAGTCTGTATGTAACGATTATCCACAAGCTGATTGTGAGTGGTGTTGATAGTTTCAATTTCTGAACCCTCAACCGTCATAATCTCTTTTAATTCCGTATACTCTCTAAGATACGGTGGCAATAACTCAATCACTATTTACCACCCCCAATACAGGCACTTCATATTCAGACAACGTTATGTTGCTGTCAGAACTATTGATTGTTGTTCCAGATACATCAATTACTCCCTGTACGTTTAAAATCGCAGAATCAATCTGTGCGATACGAACAACCAAATTTGTGTTGCTCGACCATTCCTTACGCAGTGACAACAAATAATTCTCGATTGCTTCTGTAATCAGAGTGCCGCACTCGTTCCAACTGTACCCAGAATCATAAGAAATAGTAGTGCTTACGTTTATTTCGACTTCCACTGCCGTGTCTACTGTTACAACGTGTCCTATTGGTGCTATTCCGTTTCCTTTGCCGTCACTGTTCGGGTCAAAAATCTCTTGTAGATTTTCTATCAGTGTGTCGGATGCAGTTCCAAATACAGAATTTAGGACAGTAACCTTTACAGTTCCCGCACCATTCCAAACAGGCGTTATCTTTACATCTCCAACTCCGTCTTGCGCAAGTGCCTTTTCTTCGTAGTCCTTACGGTTTCCGCCGTATGCTTTCGCTTCAAACGACTCAAAATATCGCTCTCTCAACGCTTCGGTATCTTCTTCGTCCTCACCGTATACCGCAATTTCCGTAATTTCCGCACTCTCAAGCCCCTGTACATACTCTATTGGTATGATAGTTCCTGTGTGCTCATTGCCTATTGTTCCGGCTTCTTCACACTGTACTTGATTGTTGCCTAGATAAACATACGTTGTATCTCCGCCTGTAAATCTGTTTCCTACCGGGACTTCCGCTCCTACTAATGAAACTGTGCAAATAGAGTTTGTTGCTTCGTATGGTTCAATACCACGTTCCGCACACAATCGAATCAAGTATTCACGGCTTGCAGTATCACCGAATGTTTCTTCTAACATACTGTCAAATGCAATATACGCACTGACTAACTCAATGGCGCACGGTGCAAGTGCATCATAGATAACAGAACCCTCTCGTTTGTCTACTTCGTCGCTAACGTTGTCTAACATTCTTTGCAAAATAACTTCAAACGTCTGGCTTTCAAACATTAAACTGTCACCGTCCTTTCTGTGCCAAATTTCCCATAATCGCAAGTAATAATAAAGGACACGGTTAACTCGTGCCCTTTTACTTCAAACTCAAAATCTGAAACTTCCTTTATACGGTCGTCTTGCATCAACGCTTCTGTGAATCTCCTTTTAATCTCCGGTTGAACATAACTCATAGGCATACCGTATAAATCATTAGTTTCAACACCGTAATTCCATGAATATATGATGTTATCGTACCTTTCAGTGTTCAGTATTTTAAATGCGGCCTGTTTTACAGCTTCTATCGCATCTACCGAACCTCGAACATTCTCTTTTTCTATGTTCATTTTGTAATCTTTGTCAGAATACTCAACAATCTGTAGTTCCGACATATTAAAACTCGTTGTTGGTAGCATAATCACACCGTCCTATCTAAAACGACGTATTTCTGACCGCCGTTTTGCCGTATTAAAATCACTTTGTCTCCAACTTTTAAAGAATTGTCAATCGTGACTTTCGTTGTTCCTTTGATTTTATGCTCATGGTCTAACTCTTCGCTACAATTCAAATCGTATGTAAGAGTTACATCATGCTTTGTCAATGATTCCGGAATTATAAGTTGCATGGATGATAATGGCAGTTTGCTTTCCGTCTGAATCTTAATAGGGTTCGCAGTTATGACAGTGCCAACCTCTACAGTAACAGGCTTTTTTGCGTCTGATGCTTGCTCCCCGGCCTTTTTCATCGCTGCTACCAAGTCATATTCATTCATTCATAGTAAACCACCTTTCACGAATCATTCAGACGCGTTGATTTCTGCGCCTTTCAATGTCAAGTCCATAGTGTGATAGCCCTCTTTGTACTTTTGAGTGCATTTCTCTACTAACATGACGTTATCAAGTTTCAAATCTCCTAAATCAAGCCTTACTACAACGCAACATCCGGCTCTTACTCTCGAATCTCCGGCGCACCCTGTTACTTTTAGGCTTTTTGACTTCGCATTGTATAGTTTCAATAACGCGTCTGCTTTTGACACTCCATTTTCACCCTCTTGCAAAGTATCGCAGTATTCAAGCAATCCCCACTTGCTTATTGTTGAGCTGTCTTTTGCGATATAAACCTCTCTCTTTCCTGTATCTTCATTGTCATAGGTTAGCTTTATCTGGTTGTAAGTATCACTATCAATAGTTGACTTGTAATCAAAGTTTTGCCCCGTTTCCTCGTCAATGAGAATTTGTACCAACATATTTTCAAAGTTCTGCAAACATATGCTGCCGCAGTCGTCATAAAGCACGAATAATATGCCACTATTCTTTAGTTCTTCATCAAGCGCATTTTGCATAATGTCGAATAACTCTTGTGTATCTTCTACCATGCTAGGTATCGTGTAATATGTGTCCTCTACAGTGCCTAACGTTATAGTGTAGTCACTTGCAATCATGCGTAGAACGTCACTAGCTTTCTTATTCTCGTACACATATGTTGCTTTGTTTTTGAAATATCTAAGTTTGTCGTAGGCCGTTACGGAAATTTCCTCGCTCTTGTCACGGCTTATTGTGAATATATAACCGTAAAATCTCTCCGTGCCATCCTCTCGGAACGACACTACGTTTCCCTCTTCAATCTGCAACGTATCGTCAGCTAAACAAGTAAATGTCAGCTTTGACGGTACGCCTTTTCGCTCTGTCAAGAACTCAACGCCATCTTTTATTGCCGGGGAATAAACCGTACTTCCATTTTGAATTAAGATTTCATACATAGCACATCCCCCTTATGGTATCGTTATCACTTGGCCGGGGTATATCAGATTGGGGTTTCCACCAATTACAGATATATTAGCATTGTAAATCTTCTGCCAATCGCTACCGTTTCCGTAGAAGTATTTAGCAATCTTCCACAAGCAATCGCCCTTTACAACAGTGTATGTACCGCCACCGGACGGAGCGTTGCTGCTTTCTGCTCTGTCATTCGATGATTGCATGAATGGTACGGATTTTTGTATAGTAACACTACAAGTTTTCGTCTGAAACTTCTTGTACTGTTTAAAGTTCAAGCTAACCTTTACATCGAACCCCTCTTTTGCATCTTCCTTAATCGTGTAGTCCTCAAGTGTTACCGTAGTACTTGTATCGAAAAGCCCTTTGCCTTTCGGTGTTGTTCTCGATACAATGAACGTAAACGGCGTTTTTTCTGTTTTTAGCTTCTCGAACTCGTCAAGATAATGCTTTGGCGTAACATATCCATTCACATACTTTGCAAACGGGTATTTCTGGTTTGGTAGCAAAACCTCAAAACTGTACTCTGTAAGACCCGGTTTTTTTAAAATACTAACTTCGCCGTCATTGATAAGATTAACCGTAGTATTCTGGTTCTTAATCTTTACACTCATTGACGATGGCGCAACGGGTAGTAACACGCCATTTACATAAAAATCGTATGTTGATACCATATTGCGCCCCTTTCTAATATGCTCCGGCGGCAGCTACTTCCATTGCTTCTGTAACTCTCGTTGCCAAATGGTCTACGATGCCGTCTAAGTCCATATCGTTGTTGATATTGTTCTGGTTGTTCATTTCTACCGTTATCTTTGCAGTGGTGAAACGGTTGATTGCTTCTTGTTCTGCAATGTCTCGCAAATACTTCAAATCTTCCTGTGAAATATCTACGCTCTTTGCTGTTGTTCCGGTGTTATCCTCGATGTTGCCTAAAGAATCCGTTATACTGTCCGGCACTTCATACTCAAATGTGTCCTCTGTACCCTGTGAAAACAGATTTCCTACTTTGTCGTCGATTCCCTCACCAAATGAATACCCGGCATCCCACGCATCACCATAGCTTATACGATTTACGCCCATATCGGACAATGATACGCCGCTTCTGTCAATCGTAATCGCGTTCTCGTTCTTACCCCACTCAAGCACACTATCTTGCAGTGAGTTCAACCCGGCAGTCCAATTAGTACCGAAAATCGCATCTATTATCTTTGTCACAACTTTTCCAAGCGACAAAAACCATGAGATTATCTGGCCTATCAGATTTGCAACTGCGTCTCCGAATGAATTAAATCCACCATTCGCAGCGTTTAAAACAAATTCGATGATACCAATAAACGGTTCTACAAATATCGCCCATCCAAGTTGTATAATTCCCTCAAGAACGCCTAAAACAGTGTTGTAAATAAATGCTCCCGCAACCGCAAACGCTCCTACGATAATTCCTGTAGCGGAAATAGTTGAACCCGTAAGTTTGTTAATCGCTGCAACTATCATGTAAACTGCGGCTATAACTGCTATAATAGCTAAAATTATCCATGTAACCGGGCAAGCTAACAACGCTGTGTTAAATGACGCTTGCGCAACTGTCGCTTGTGCTGCCGCTACTGCATATGCATATTCTGTAGATGTTGCGAGCAATGTAGCGTTGACGTTTTTCAATAACGCTTTTGCTCTTGCATATGCCATAACGTTTGAAATTGCCTGTATTGCAGCCCATGCTCCCTCTGCTACGTTATGAGCTATCAGCGCCGTAGTGTATGCTCCTAACAATACAATCCCGGCTACCATAATCGGCTGTAAAATGCTCCAATTATCATAGATAAATCCGAACACTGCTGATAATATGTCGAACACTCCCAAAATAGCGCTAGACACAACATACATACTGTTTTGTAAGCTCGTTACAAATGATTGCACTTTCTTGTTGTTTGCGAGTTCGTTAATTCGCGTAAGTACTGGTTGTAACGCCTGTATAGCATGATTCTTGAAAATTTCCCATGTTTGCGCCCATGTGTAACCCAAACTAGAGAATTTAGCGTCTGTGTCTGCCGCAGCTCCTAGCAATGCATTTCTAACAACCTCGGCAGTAACAAGTCCCTCTGCCGCCATTTTTTTCATCGTTCCTACGTCTGTGTCAAGATATTTTGCGATAGACTGTGCAACTAACGGCATACCTTCCATTACAGAACGCAACTCGTCGCCGTCTAGCTTTCCTTTTGCCATACTTTGTGTCAACTGATACATTGCCTGTGAAGATTCGTAAACACTAGCTCCGCCTAAAGTACCTAATTTGTTAAACTCTTCAACAAACTTGATAATCTGGTCTGTGCTATCAAATGACTTCCCGGCGTTTGTTGCCAATTTTGCAACTTGGTTGAATGTGTCAGTATATCCGGCTCGTGAAGCGTTTGCACTTGCCATGATGTTTTTATTCAACTGTTCAACGGTTTCTCCCTCTCTAACCACTAATGCAAGTCGTTGCTTCGCTAATGCTATTGTGTCAGAAGTTTCGATTACGTTTCCGGTTGATTGCAGCGTCAAGTACGTTGCAGCAACCTTTTTAACTGTAGAAAGTAGGTTGTTTGCTTGATTGTTAGCAACACTAAGATTGTCTCCAAAATCATCAACACTGTATGACGCATCTTCCATATTGTCAGCTATGCGTGTAACGTTCCGGTTGATATTCTCAAGTGTATCGTTGCAATTCGTAAATGTGCCAACATTGATAGCAGTTTGTGATACTTGGTCTAATCTCATGAAACCGATAATACACTTTCCTAAGTTCTTAGAAATTCTGTTCAACGCAGCACTAGCGTTATCTTTGACCATTATAGTCGTGCTTATTGGCTTTCCCACTTGTTCACCTACTTTCTACGTCTTTTAGCCTTGTTTGCTTTGTCTGCTTCTTTCTTTTCACTTTCAATACGTTTCTGAATACTAGCAATCAAAAACGCCTTTTCTTTATTGTCAAGTTCAAGATACTCCCTAGGTTTCCAATGCAATTTCTGTATGCAGTAATGCAATATAGACCCGTCGGCAGTATCTTCTATTAGTTTTTTGCTTCTTCAATGTCCTCGTTAATGTCGTCATCGTATCCGTTTACTTCCTGTACTTTCTGTGAAAGCAAATCGTACTCTCCACTTAACAACATTACGTTCAATAGGTCGCCGCCATTCATAATCTGGTAGCCTACTTTTTTACTCCAACTGTCCTGTAACTTTGCGTTGTTCAAATCCGGTGACACTATACTGTTTACGCATAACAATGAAATGTATTTGAGATTGTCAAATTCATTCGTATATTGTCCTCTTTTACCCGGAACTTGTTTTCTCACAACACACTGTTTCTTTAAAGCGTTGTTTTCGTCAGCGCTTAATGCTCTGATTTCCCACGGAATAGGGTTTCCGTCCTTATCCTTAAATCTGTTGCTCACTACATACTGTACGTTTTCCTCTAATTCAACGTTTTCTGCGAAAAATAATTCTAAATTTTGCATATTAACTACCGTCCTTTCGTTAGTTCGTCCTATGATTAAGGGTAGAAACGGTTAGGACTTACCGCTTTCGTGTGCGCAACACTATCTACCCCATGAAAAAAGACCATAACGCCTATATTGGCGTATGGCCTATGCTGTCGTCATTACTGACAATGTGTTAAAGCTCTCGTCAAGCGACCAACTCTCGAATGTAAAATCTACATCCTCGTCAAGATATTCTCCGTCAGCATCGAATTTCGCAATTACAAGGCTGTCAAAGTTGCAATCTTTCAACGTGGTTGTCTGTCTGCCGATAGATGTTGTCTTGTCCTCTACCGTTACTTGAATGTCAAAGTAGGTGTCAATTCCCTGTAATGCGTACTTTTCCATAAGCTCTCGCATGATGGATGTGTTGTAGTGCATTGTCATTGAACCACTGTACTGTATTCCGGCAGCTTTATTACCCTTTGACATAGAGCCTAAAATTGGAACTTCAACCTTAGACTTCTCTGCTTTTGCTTCTAAGCTAATGCAGTTCGCAAAGTTGTAACGAGTTCCGTCGATTGTAACATAGCATGACGCAGCACTCCCAAATACCGCGTCTTTTGCGCTCATGATACCAGACATTTTTCATCCCCCTCTCTTAATTCACATAGACCGTGCAATACAGGATTTCCATTGCCTGTGACGGTTTGATGTATTTTGTTACTACTACGGATTCTGAAAGGTTGCCCTCTTCTACCGTAATGTCGTCTTTCGTAAAGTCTGAAATAGCTCCGATATTCTGCATTTCCAGAGCTGCCGTTACAAGAGCGCTCTTGAACGCGATACGGCCATCCTCATTGTTGTTTACCTTTCCTAAGAAAGTCTTGTTGAAGATTTCTGCTGTAGTGTTAGCATCGTCGTCAAGAACTCGAATAACTTGATTGTTGGAAAAATCGCGGCCTTTCTCGGTTGTTAATGTCGTCAAAGAGTTAATGTCTCTAAGAACATGAACTTCACTTCCTACTGTTGTGAACACGAATTTCCCGGCTTTCAATGCTTTCTCAAGCTCTGCCTGTGTGTAGTTAGATGTAATCTCTAACTCTCCGTTGTACTTCATGTTTGTACATGACTTGTTGATTGCACACGCTCCAACTGCTCCGGCTACCCACGGAATAGCGTTTATATCGTCAACATTGATAACACCCTCATAATCAGCCGCTACGTCGTGAATTACTGCTTGGAATTTTGAGCCAACTTCATCACGCATACGCTTTACATACGATACAACAACTGCTTTGATTGTGTCCTCGTCGGACAAGCAAGCCAATGTGTTAAAAGAATAGCTCTCAAATGCTGCTAATGCTTCTGTGTAAGCTGTTCCGTCAACCGTGCTGTTTGTACCGCCTGCGAGTGGTGTTCCGGCTGTAGCTTCTAGTGTTGCATCTGTCTTGAATGTAACGTAATCGTTGTCCTCAAGCTCCGTTGCAGCCGCAACCGTCTGTTTCTCAACCTCTACTCCATCTAAATACGTTGTAACATTGAATTTCGATGTGTCGTCAACGTTAGCAGATATGCCAATCGTCAAGTCGTTTCCTCTAGTCCCGGCGTATTTAGCAGTTCCATAATTACACGTTGCTTTTTCACCGCTTCCGTTCAATCGGTAAATGTAAAGTGTTGTAGCGTTAGCCATTACCTCTCGAATATTTGCTAATTTTTCACTGTCGATTGGATAGCCTAACTGCTTTTTGCAATAAGTTGCGAATGAGCTACTTGTAACTTCAATAACTCCACTCTCGCCCCAATCAAGCTCAATTGGCATAGCAATAATGCCACGCACACCAATAGCAGCACTTCCAATAGCAGCGCTTACATAGTTGATGTATGTACCCGGTAGCACTTTGTTCTGTGCTGTAAATGTTCCACCACCTAACATCTGTTACTCCTTTCTAAACTCTCGTTTTCTTGAATTTCTCAACAATTTTGTCTACTTCATCAAAACTGTAGGATTTTGTATTGTCTAATAACGCGGAAAGAATATCCCGGTCTTTTGCGTATCTTGCAGACGCCACTAATTCGCCAACCGGAAACTTGACCGCGCTCTTGACTTCAACTTTTGTTTCTTCTTTACTTGCTGCCATTGCCTTTCCTTTCCGTGTAACTCTGCATTTTTGCCACACTATTATCATTGATTGTTTCAAAGTTGTATGAGACATAGAATTGTACTTGTCCGTCTACAACCTTTGCGTCAATATCAGTTCCGCGCACCATATCCCCGTTTTCGAGTTCTACGATGCGTAATAAATCTTTTAATTTCGGTATCACTTCTAGGCACTCGTCCGTCGGTTCGTCCTCGTTCTCCGGGAAATACGTTATGTTGTATTGTGCGTGCCACTTTTCGCGCCCCATGATAAGTTCATCATTGTAAAAATCAACTAAGGACACAAAAAAACAAGGGTTTTCAAACCCTTGCTCTAGCTTGTCAATACACACTTGATAGTCGTCTCCGAACTCTTCATAGAGCGCGTTTCCGATACCGTGCATTATCGCTTTTATCATTGTCAACCTCTCATAAAGTCGCTCAAATGCGCATTTAGTATACTAGGCGCTTTACGTTTTAGCTGTGTTTCTGCCTTGCGCAAGAAGTGTTGCCCCGGTATATAAGCCTTTTTGTGACTAAGGAACTTCAATTCTCCGTCAACGTATATAGGGAATCTCTGGCCTACATTTTGTTTGTGGCCGTCCTCTACATATCCGGCATAAGGCGCATTATTAACAACTGTTACAACATACTCGTTACCAACTCGACGGACAGATAGGTTTTTGTTGTCCTTTTCCCAACGGCTTCTTAGCTCGCCACCAGTTCTCTTAGCGCCTTTCTCATACGCGTTGTATACATGACCGTCTATCGTTTTTGGTGCGTATACAGGCGTTAGTGGCGTTACGGTTGCTATCAACTCACGAGCAAGTTCCAAAGTCGCATCTTCAATATCCTTTTCTCGCTGTTCACACGCCTTGTCGAACATTTCTTTGAACTCAACGAGTTCTGAATATTCCGCGCTCACTAATTATTCTCCAATCGGTCAAGCAATACCTCTTGGTGATTGCTATACACCATAGGTTTGCTGCTCCTCTTGTAAAGTTCAGTTCTCCCGTCTTGCGTAACGGATATTTTAGCACCCTCTGGTATTTCTATCTCCGGTGCAATAAAGAGCTTTATTTCTTGATATGAAGTGCTAACGGTTTCAGTTTCATTGCTCGATGAAGTTGATTGATAACTAAGTTTGCATGGTTGGTTTTCGCAATATACCTTATCTTCTGTCCTTGTGATTCCGTTTACCCTCTTCGTCTCTTTCACTGTGATTGTGCATTGCCCCTCATACAACTTTTCAATCGCTAATCTGACTAAATTATTTACCATCGTACTTTACGGAACGCCGCAATGTCGCGCTTTCCGTATTCCTCTAATGTTTTAATATAGTCAGAGATTAATTTTTGAGGGGAAACCGAATCGGGCAATGATAATTCAACCGTTACATCGCCCTCGACGATTTTTTTTAATGAAGAGGGAACGTCAAAAACCGTGGTTAGGTCACTTGTGGCACTCTTTAACCTAAAAAAAGCACCACAAGTACGCATAACAACCACGTTGTCAAGGTCTGTTGGTAATTCGCTTATGTTGCATTGATTCATAATTGTGCTACTTACCGACGTTAGCAGACTAGATACTAAGTCACTATCAGCCGTCGTTGTTTCGTAGCCTATTTCTTTCAAAAATGTCAATACATCACTTGCTTTTGCCATACATTAACCTCTTGAGATAATTCTACAAATTGGAATAGCTTTGTGGTCAAAATAGCTTCTGTTTGCAGCTACGCTTTCACCGGAATGTACGATAGACCAGTTAGCGCCGTTTGCTAACTCTTCGTCTGTAGGTGAAAGAGTTGCCTGTGAAGTTTTCTCGTAGGAAATTCCCTTTGGAGCGAATACTTTACGCTGTCTCATGTACATGGTATCTTCGCCGCCGTTTACTTTCGGGTCTCTGTCCATTTCGTAAGGAACTTTTGCACCAATGTCCTCATATCCGATAGCACCATCACCAAGAACGTATGTAGTATACTTGTTGTATGCTGCATCGTCTCCGGATGCTTCTACCTCTTCAACTGGCATATCGTCGTCGATAACAACTAACTTGTTACCCCACTGTGCCAACTCAAGGTTTCTCTGAATGCCGTTTGCATCGGTGTACTTCAAGTACTCTACAAGCTGCAAGTTCTCAAGGTTTGTTGCTACGTCAGAGTGCATGATAACAAGAGAGAATTTCTTCTTGTTTGCTCCGCAAGCCTTGTTTGTAGCACTGTTAAGAGTTGTTGCTGTCACAACGCCGTCTCCTGTGTTTGAAATGTCCGTTGTGTGTTTCTCAACAAACTCGATGTTCTTTGTTCCGGTAGACATTGCAAAGATACCCTTTAATACTGCAAGTAATGTATCTTGGTCTAAGCCGTCCTTGTACTCTGCTACTTGCTGCTGAATGTTTGCCATGAAGTCAACTCCGGTAACATCCTGTGAGAAGTCCTTTTCTGTCCATGCTTTTGCGCGTCCAACTACCTGTACCCCCTGTTCAAATGTCTTTGTGCTTGTAGCCGTAATATCGGTCTGTCCGTCGTAGTTTACAGCGTCGCCATCTAACAGGCCTTTCATAGCGATTCTCGCATAGTTTACGCCGTTCTGTGCGTTCATAACCTCTTTAATGTCCGGTCTGCGCGCAAGTGCCTTTGACTTGATAAGTTCGTTTGTTTTCAAATTTGGTACTCTGTCTACGCCATACTTAAACGCCGTAGGATTGAATGATTTCGCATCAAACTGTGTTGCCATGTTCAATTACCTCTTTCTTTCTTAATATTTTGTTGTTTGGTTACTCCATTGTGGAAATGTCTACTTCCGGGTGTGCTTTCATAAACTCGTCAAGCTCCGTGTATGACATTTCGCTAATTTTTTTCTGCGCCGGAGTGCCGCCGCTTGGGTTTGGCTCTGTTCCCTTTGGTAATACCGGATTATTGCCGAACCAACTTTTAGTAAGCTCGTCTGCCGACAATGACTTAATCTGTTCGTCAAGCCCTACAATTTTTCCGTCTTTATCTACACTGATTGCGTCCATATCAAGTAGTTTCATTACCTTGTCAACATCCCTTGCCTGTGCTCTGTGCAATGCGTCTTTAATGCCGCTTTCTAATTTCATTGCAGCAATTACTTTGTCGCTCTCTTCCTTTGCAGTTTTATTCTCTGCCTGTAATCGCTCAATCTCTCCGTTTAGTTTGTCAACGTCTACGTCTTTGAGCTTTTCAAGCTGCGAATCTCTGTCACTAAGCTGCTGTGTAAGATTTTCAATCTGTTTCCGCAACTGCTCTGTCTCGGCTTCTGCCTTTCCTTTTGCTGTTCCAATGTCTGCCATGTTCTCGTCAAGGATTTTTTCAATAGTTTCTGAATCCTCGATGCCTAATTTTTTTAGAAAATCTCTTTTCATGTTTTCAATCTCCTTTACGTTGTTTTTGCGTGGTATACTTCCACAAGGTCATGTTCTTTTGCGTCTGCATGAAAAAGACAATAAAAAAGGACTAGCGTTTCCGCGTAGCCCTGTTTTCACAATGTATGCAATCGTTTTTTCTCTTTTTGCAGTATGCCTTATATATACAACTTCCGGAAGTCGGATAATAAGGCTTCCACTCTCTATTTTTGCAATCCATACTTTTCTTTCCATTCTTCGTAAGTCATGCTTACTTCGATGTTCTCCGCGTGTTCGTCCCTTGCCACTCGCTTGCTAGTCGCAAAGTCGCCAAAATAAGGTATTGTAGTGCATCTGCAATGTAAGTGTATCGGCGGGTAATTTATTCCGACTTCTACTTTGTCTAAGTCAAATGCTTTGCCATCCAAAGTTCCACACACCGGACAAGTTAATGTATCTAACGTAGCAATGAAGCGATATTTCGATGCGTCATACTCAACATACGCGTCTTTCGCTCCTTGTCGCTCTGCATACACGCACTCTGTATCAACTAATGCCTTTGTGCTGTTTTCCAACGTTTTAAACGGCTTTTTTGTACTGCTTACGGCTTCGCTTGCCGGAGCATCTAAAATAACTTTTCGCTCAAGTTCTCTCTTTATACTGTCAAGAAGTCGGTTCTTGTAATATGTCAAATCGTCAAGGTAGCTTGCTCCGCCTAAATGCCAATTTATATTATAAGAATCCGGAACATTCGCTTTATCTAAGCTATGCTTTAACATCTGTGCTATGTATGCACTGTACAAATAGCCGCTTTTATATCTCCGTAGGAACTCAACCGCAAAATCTTCCTCAATCAATTCAAACAGTTCCTCGATTGTATCACTCATTGACTTGTAAAATTTGCGCCTGTCTTTCTTAGAAGTCCACCATACAGCGATTAGTGCTTTGATTTTTTCCTCTGCTTTCTTCTCTTCTTCAAGAATAAGCAGTGTGTACGCCTTGTCCTCGTCAATCTCTTGCGCCTTGTTTTCGTTTATCGCTTCATTAACCGTCATTCTGTACACCCGCCTTTCTCAATTCCTCTATCGGGTTTATCACGGTTTCCTCTTTCAACTGCGCAGCCAATCGTTCCGCTTCTTTCTGTGGGTCGATACACCACGGATGTTTCTCTCGTATTGTCTCGTCACTAATAATGTCTCGTGAAACGACGCAATTTTGAATTAGACTTGTTTCGTCTATCATCATGTTACGATTGAACGTAAATGTGACTTCTGAATCAATTTTTCCTGTATTCTTTAGCTGCATATCAACGTTGATATAGTAAATCATTTCCTCTAACGCGGCTTGCCACTCAACTTCCATATCGTCAGCGTCTAAATCCATATCATGATACGCTGTCTGTATGTGCATCTGGTTCGCATCCGAATTTAGACGATTGTCTTTTACGTTAAATGCTTTCGCATTTTCGACAAGTGCTTCTTTTAGAATTGCCAAAACCGCCTTGTAGTTCTCCGGGTTCACTTCAATTCGCAGCGTCTTTACGTCTCCGGCCTGTCCGTCAATCGTTGAAACCTTAACTGCTCCATATTTTGACAGATTGTATCGGAACTCTCCCAAGTTTTCGCCGTCATAGTTCACTAAAACAAGGATTGTGTTTCTAATATCCTCGTCCATGACATTAACAAAGTTGCTTTCGATGCGGTTTATTGCATCTTGCAGCGATTTCAACCCCTTAATCAACGGATGTTCTTTCTCGTTTCGCTTAAAAACTACCAATGGAACTCTGCCCCATGTGTAATTTTCTGCGCCCGGATTGTTCAAATCTCCTGTTTCCATTGTAATATACGGGCTGTCTCCGCGTTCTA